TCAACTAAAAATCCATTTTTATATCTTTCTAATCCTTTTGAATCAGGAACTGATAAAGCTTTTGTTTCTTGTTCCAAAAGGCACAAAGAAGTATAATATTCTAAATTATCAATTCTTTTTTCTAATGATCCAATGTCGCGCATTGTATATCTTTTATTGTCCTGCATAGTAACATCTATTGAATTAGATGATACGTCTATTGTATATGGATTCATATCAAAAGTATACAATAACATTCCTTGACTATCGACATTCGGTACTTTTGGTGTTAAACTAGGAATACCTGTTGTAACAAAATATTTTCCTGTAGTGTCTATAGATAATAAATCTACTCTTGATAAGTAATACGAGTAATCTGCAGTTATATTATATCCTCGTTTAACGATACCATTATTTGTACCTTCAAATGTTCCATCAGATTTTAATACAGGTCTAAAATCTAATATGTCTCTTTGGTCATATGGAATTGTGTCATATGGAATAACATTTTTATATGAATCTATAGAAAAATAATCTCCATCTCCATGAGAAAAATATTCATATTTAATTCTTATTGCCCCATTTGGAGGAAAATATCCAGATTTCAATACTATACTTGATAGACCATAGTGCGTATCTCTTATTCCATAGTCTAAAATATAATTATCTGTAATATCTATTCCAGCACCACTTATAGGATTATATGAAGCAGGATATACCATAATATTTACAATATTATATACATCTGCAACACCCAAAGAAATAACAGAACTCTGAACCTCTACTTGAGTAGTAGTAGTTTTAGTGCCTAAAACAGAAGTTTTTAATTTTTCTTTTGCAGTTTTTACAATTGTAGCATATAAAGTATATGATGTAGTCCACCCACTAATGCCACTTAGAATTTTTCCTGTTGCATCTACTGATAATGATGCACCACTAATAGATAAATTATTAGAATTATTAATAATCAAATAGTTTGATATATTTGTAGTAGGAGCAAATGTTTCTCCTGCAGTTGATAATGTTATTGAACTACCTGTCTGTCCTTCATATTTTCTGGTAATATAATATTGTGTATTAACAGTGATATCATCAATATTTCTAACACTTCTTACATAAGAATTTGGTAAATAAAAATATGATGCTACGTTACCAGATTCATATATTGTTGCACTTTGGATATATATGTTTCGTGGAATAGTATTTACTGTTGAAATTATACCTGTTATTGAAGAAGTATTTGGTATTGTTGCGACTTTAATTGCAGTTAATGCATCTAAACTAATATAATCGTTTACTCTTAGTTCAGTAGAAAATATTGTATTATATCCAGTAATAGTATTCGTAGATGGTACTGTTGCCGTTCCTGTTATTTTTGTCCATGTTGGGACAATATCTGCAGTAAAATTAGGAGTTCCAGCTTTATATAATTGTCTTACATCATTAGCAAATGTTTTTCCAACATTCATTTGTACATCAAACAAAAATACTTTAAATACTGCAGTACTTGCATTTCCAGGTGTATTGTCATCTGATTCTATGTGACGAACTCTTGCAGTACCTACAACATTACCACTAAGAGTACCAGCAGTAGCAGTAAAATTATCATACAAACTTATAATAGGCATAGCTACACTAGGAGTACTATATAAATTTGTCACTTTTACATAATATCCAACTGTTGGAGTCATTACCACATTACTACTATTTTGAAAATCTCTTGCTTTATCTAATGTGACATATGAAGTGGCATGTTTTTCGAGTTCATATCCTTTAACATAAAATTTACCTCCTACTAACCCAAGAGATATTTTTTTACTATCTGCTAAAGCATTTGTATTTGGATTATATATTCCTCGATTATATATTGGAGTTGTAGTATATTGCCATACTACACCACTATCAGAAAAATAAGTATAATCTGCTGCATATGTAGGAGCAGTACTACCAGAAATTCCTGTAGAAATAGAAGAACATCTATAAGTATTTCCACTATATGTTATTAAATCTCCAATTTCATATACAGTATTATTTTTCCATGTTCCTCTATTATTATCTCTATTGTGTCTAATATCTAGTGTCGCAGGACTTACAGAATAATCTCCAGATTCATCATATGTTCTTCTTGCAAGAGTTTTTTCTAATTCTGAATAATCTGTTTTTGAAACAATATTTTCTAATACACCATTTTCTACTGTCAATAAAGTAAGAAAGTTTGTTGTGTCAGTAGCAGTCAATGAAATTTTTTCTAGATTTGTAGCTATTTTATATCTATTTGCTCCAGGAGCATTATAATTATATTCTCCAATTGCATTATCATTAAGAGTCCGATCATCTTCTGCAGTAAGAATATTTTCTGTAATTCTTAAACCTACATTATAGCTAGGTGTTGTAGTATATTTGTCTAAGGATATAGTTTTTGCTTGTACTAAAACAAAATAACCTTTCGTGTAATATATACCTGCCTGTAACATAACAAGACTGCCTTTATTGACAGTAGACGATACGGCAGTGTTTGCAGTAAGTGGCACAGAATCTGATGTGCGAATTGTCTCATTATCTATAAAAGTACCATTCGAACCATTCGATTGTATATATCTAATATATAATGTATTGGCATCTGTATCTGTTTCTACTTCGGCATGTATTACATAGGCAGTTATACCAGAAACTGTTCCAATAATAGTTTTACCAATAAAAGAATTTAAAAATGTTGCTATTTTTGTATTTGTAGAATTAGTAGATTGTAATTTTATACAATCTACCTTTTGTTCATAGGAAATATGACCAGGAATGACCATTGCTCCTTCTTTAAAAATATGATTCCCAAAGGATGTAATTTGATTTTGTAGAATTGTTTGTGCCTGATTCAATTCTCTTGTCTGTACAGCATATCCTGGTTGAAAAAGAATTTTTAAAAAATTATTATCGGCAGAGAAATCATCAAAATAAGGAGCCTGTGGGAATGTTTTCATATGTATCCAGTTAGATATTAATTAATGTTCTTAATGATATTATTTGATTTGGAGTTTTATTAAACCCATTTACATTATTTATATCAATAATATCTCCGCTAAATTTATCTACTGTAGGATAATTTATATTTGTTATCGTAAAACTTATATTATTAGAAATATTTGTTACTATATCTCCAATAAAAGGAATATAAGAATTTATATTTTGTTGTTGCAACAACATTCCAGAAGTTTTTAATTCTACAATATTAAATAAATTATCTATATTATTAGCAATTATTTTTACTGTTCCGCCTTGTGGGAAATCATTACTGTTAAATATACCAATAGTATCATAACAAATACATCCTAATTGTCCTGTAAAATTTTTACTTGTTTCGTATATATTTGGAGATCTAAACAATCCATATTGATAAAAATTATTAGTAATTGGATACGAATTATAGGTATCCGCAAAAGATAATTTAGTAAAGAACATCAAATTATCTGCATACAATTCTACAATTGCATTTTTTCCATGTCCACCAACAGGAGAAATAATTGGACGAAGATTTGCTCCTGATCCATAGAGAGAGACAACAGATGCAGAAGCTATATTATATCCGTATCCATAATTTGTTATGGTCACTTTTGTGATTACACCATAAGCATCTACAATTACAGTAGCTTCAGCAGAACCACCATCACCTATTATTTTTACAACTTCACCATTTATATATCCTGTACCACCATTAACCACTTTTATTACATGTATCGCACCAAAAGCAGCAAGAATTTCTACATTATATTGATTTGTATCTAATTGTCCACTGATGTTTGTAGTATTAATATTTGCAATTGCTGTTGCAGTAACAGTAGAATTTCCTATTACAGTTAAATCTGCATATGTATACCCTTCTCCTTTATTATCAATAGAAATATATTTTATAGTATTATTTTTTATATATGGCGTAAGTACTGCACCAGTACCATCACCTTCAACAGTAATAGATGCTGTTGCACTCGAAAGATATCCTTTTCCTGGATCTACAATTTTTACACTATCGATTACACTATCTATCTCAACGCGATCAATTTTTCCTTTATATAATATTGCAGTAGCCGAACAACATAAATCACTTGTACCTGAAAAATATACTAGAGGAGCAACAGTATATCCTGATCCACTATTTGTTATTAATATGCTGACAACTAATCCTTTAGATATTGTAGCAACTGCTGTTGCACCAGTACCATTACCTCCAGTTATTTTTATTGTAGGAGCAGTATTATATCCAGATCCAAATTGCGTCATTAGAATAGAAGTGACAGCTCCAGAAGAAATAGATGCAGTAGCAGATGCCATATTTATACTGCCACCGTTAAAATATATTGTTGGTGGTGTAATATAACCACTCCCAGCTTTTGCAATA